TGAAGATCGTAAAGACAGACTTGGCAAAGTACTTCAACTTGCCAAACCCCGGGCTGAATAGCTTTCTAGATAGAACGGAAAGAGGTCAACCCGACGATTATCGTACACCGTTTTGGAACGGAGCCCCTAGAGCTAAAGTGCTCGATGAGTGGCAGCAGGTGGTTGACGTTAAAGACGTTGACTCATTTATGCCAGGGTTGTACGAAATTGAAATGGAGCAGAAAAGTAAGGTTGGGCCTTATTCAATTATGCTTCCGTTCGAGCAAAGGCTGGACGATGTAACATCATACTTTACTCTACCTAAAGATGATGTAAGACCGATTCCACGCGAAGTTCTCACTAAGGTCAAGGGAGAACTACGTAGGGGGAGCTTATCCCTCTCCAACTACAAGAATACGCTAGCTGAAATGAAGCTCAACACCAACAGCGGCGCACCTGAGTTCGTTCGAAGGAATTCAGTAGTTGATGAGACTTTAAAATTATTAGAGTCTGGGTATGATAACTGGGTAGCCATATTGGGATGGCGAGGACAACAAGGTGGTATGAGTGACGCAGACGTTAAACAACGTGTTGTGTGGATGATGCCCTTTGGTTTAAACATACTCGAATTAATGTTCTACAAACCTTTAATTAAGGCTTGGCAGACAGATGGGACATTCCCAGCCCTCATCTCCTTGAGAGCTGTTGAGAAACAGGTCACTAAGTTATTCGATACTAAACGCAGAGATGATTTAGTTGTCGCAACTGACTTTTCCAAATTTGACCAACATATCAACACCCATCTACAAGATGTAGGACGTGAACTGATCTTGTATCAATTCAACCGACAAGATCATCCTCACATAAATAACGTGTTTCCAATTAAATTCAACATCCCAATTGTTTGCACTGCGGATGTTACATTGGAAGGTAGACACGGCATGGGGTCAGGTTCTGGAGGTACTAACGCGGACGAGAACTTGATACACCGATCCCTTCAACATACAGCTGCATATGAAGCTGGACAAGTACTTAACTCAGCCTCCACTTGTCTAGGCGATGACGGCATTCTCTCATATGATGGGATCCAGGTTGAAGATGTAGTATCGGCATATTCTGCACGTGGCTTAGATATGAATATTGAAAAGCAGTATGCTGATAAACACTCGACATACTTTCTCCAGAGGTATTACCACGATACCTATCGGGACGAGTCCGGAGTTATGTTGGGGGTCTATAGCACATTCAGAGCCTTGGGTAGGCTACTAGGCCAAGAGAGATTCTACAATCCTGAAGTGTGGAGCAA